GTAATAGACGGGCTGCTCTTCCTTCTGCTCAAGAATTATTAGGAGCGTTTTACGGTTTAGGCTCTAAACAAACCGCAGGAATTTCTAAGATAACAGGATCAGGCGCCAGTATGTTTGCTGGTCTACCGACAGCAAGTTCTGTTGGTGAATTTAGTGAGTTTATATCTTTAACTAAAGCAAATGACACAATGCGTTATTACACTGGCACAAAAAAGGTTGCAAACTTAGCGGGAGAAGCATTAGCCCCAAATCTTGATAGTGATGTTTATTATGTAGACAAAGATGGAAACTTTGTTGATAGGTCTGTTTATCGCCAGTCTTACGATGTTGATGAGGACACAGGTGAGTTGATTGTCCCTGGTGAAAGAGGACCTCAATTTGGAGAGTCCGACGCCCCTGCTCCCATAACAGTTGTTCCAACTAGTACATCTGATCCAGCACGGCCACGTACCGTTGCTGCAGGCTACGACAGTACCCGTGAGGTTATTACAGTTGTGTTTAGAGATGGAACCTTCTACAATTACTATGAATGTTCGGCAGGAGATTGGCAAAAGTTTAAGTCTGTAGTATCTAAGGGCCAGTACATCTATACGTTTCTAGATTACAAACCTCGTGGCGCTGCGGATGTCTCTAGTTTATCTGCAAATGCTAGAAAAACTTTCTACAGGTTTACTCGTGCTGCTCAATTAAACTATGGAGGACGTCCGCCTAAGAAAAGGAAATAATGCCCAAGGTACATAAAGTTGGACCAAAACATTTCGTACAATTAACAAATTTTCCTTTTAAATGGGGTTTTAAGTTCTTTGTTCGTGGTTGGACTCAAGAGATTGAGTACCCATTTCGCACATCCACTCCCTTTATAGTACGCTTGCCACGATATAAAGCGTTAGTGTTTGGAAAGTGGACTGGTACAAAAGATGAAGAAGAAGCATTAACCATGGCCCTAGGAAAGCGGGAAGTAACCTACGATGATTTTACGGAAGAAGCAGGATGGACACCAGCCCCAGACTCGGATCGAGAAGCGGGTGGCAACAATCGCTACTCCAGATTTGATTTCATGGATGGAGCAGTCGATGTATACGATTGGAAAACACATTACAATCTGGCAAAGACAACAGAGTGAAGCGGACCTTGACGAAATATTAATGGGAGCAGAAGCCTTCCATGCAATTGCTAAAGAGTTAAAGCGTAGATCTAAGTCTGTGCTATGATTAACTGTCTTACTCTCTTACAGGTCAGGCGTTAACCCATCCTTGGTGATGGGTTTCGCTGTTTAATAAGGACATAATGGAATCTAAATACGACAAAGATAAGTTTGAAGAGATCAGTCCTGAGTTTTATCAGGCTGAAGAAAAACCTGTAGAAGACCCTGTAGAAGATTTACTTGATGAGTTATCGCAAAAATTTGTAGATACATTAATAGATAAGATGATGGACTTTTTAAAGGTTCTTGTCGGGCATGATTTACATGCTTATCAGAAACCTCTAGCCCGTCGTATTATGGAATCAGTAATTATCAACGACGGTGAAGAAGTAACTGCTCTTGCTTCACGTCAGTCTGGTAAGTCTGAAACCGTTGCTGACACTGTAGCCACACTGATGATTCTCTTACCTCGTCTTGCTAAATTATATCCTGATTTACTAGGTAAGTTTAAAGATGGAGTTTGGGTTGGATTGTTTGCCCCAACTGAATCTCAGGCCGAAACGTTGTTTGGTCGTGCTGTAACTCGTTTAACATCTGAAAGAGCCGTAGATATTATGGGCGATGTTGAGATTGACGATTCTGCAGTTCGTGTTGGCGGTGTAACTAGACAATTAAAATTAAAGAAATCAGGTTCAACAATAACCATGATGACTGCAAACCCAAGAGCAAAGATTGAGTCTAAGTCTTTTCATTTGATTGTTGTAGATGAGTGTCAAGAAGCAGACGACTTTGTAGTTTCTAAGTCTATTTCTCCTATGCTTGCATATTACGCAGGAACCATGGTTAAGACAGGAACTCCCACTACAAGTAAAAATAACTTTTACAGATCTATTCAATTAAATCGCAGACGTCAAACTACTAAAGGTAACAGACAAAATCATTTTCAATGGGATTGGAAAGATGTAGCAAAATTTAATCCAAACTACGAAAAGTTTATTCGTAAAGAGATGTTGCGTATCGGAGAAGAATCTGATGAGTTTCAAATGTCTTATAACTGTAAGTGGCTTTTAGAAAGAGGAATGTTTGTTACCTCTTCAATTATGGATGACTTAGGCGACACGTCTCAAGAACTTGTCAAGGTATGGCACAAGACCCCAGTTGTTGTTGGTATTGACCCTGCTCGTAAAACTGACAGTACAGTTGTTACTGTTGTCTGGGTTGATTGGGATCGTCCTGATGAGTTTGGTTATTTTGATCATCGAATTCTTAACTGGTTAGAAATGCAAGGAGATGATTGGGAAGAGCAGTATTATCAAATAGTAAACTTCTTAAGTAACTATGATGTACTTGCTGTTGGTGTAGACGCTAACGGTGTGGGAGATGCTGTAGCCCAGCGTTTAAAACTTTTATTACCAAGAGCAGAGGTTATGTCTCTAACTTCTAGCCCATCTGAACAATCAAAACGATGGAAACACCTACAAGCATTAATTCAACGTAAGATGATTGCGTGGCCCTCTCATGCAAAAACTAGGCGCTTACGTACATGGAAACGGTTTTATCAACAGATGGTTGATGCAGAAGTACAATATAAAGGTCCAAATTTTCTTGTAGCAGCCCCCGATGAATCCTACGCACATGACGATTTTGTAGATTCTTTATCCATTGCTTGTTCCTTAACCCAAGACTTAGTAATGCCAGAGGTAGTAGCCTCTAGCAATCCTTTTTTCTAGTTAAACAACAATTTAGATCAAAAAGGGTGGAAACTATTACCAAGGAAAAGGCCTTTCCCAATTCAATCCTTAAGGAGTCATAAATGACAATATCACCAGCACCTCGCTTCCCAGAGCGTGCACCACAGGTTTATGAGCGCAAGGGTGCAGATAATGCAACTCGCCGTGGACCACTACGTTTTGAAGAGGGTGTCGCAACTGATACCGATATTCCAAACGATTTTCAATTAGGAATGCAACAAGGTTCAGCCGTCGCTGCAGGTCGTCCAAATCGAAATGCACCAGTATGGCAAAAGCCTGCTGCAGAAACACTTGCTGAACGTGCTCACGTAGGTTCTGCATCATGGACAGAAGCACCAACATTTCTTGGTGAGTTTGCTCATGGAACAATGAACGACTACTCAGCAGCACAGATTGAGACAGTTGCTCGTTCAGGTGGACGGACTCAACGTCAGTCCCCAACAGTCGTAAACGACTAAGTTACTTATTAACACCCAACTCCGTTCATACTATAAGGTATGAGCGGAGATTGGTCATCTACGGAGGAGACGTAAATGCGTAAGCCTGCTAACCCAAAACTGTATGCGATGTTTGTTGCTCAAGCACGAGCAAAATATTCTAACTATCCAAATCCTGGAGCATCGGCGTGGGTAAGTAAAAAGTATCAACAAGCAGGCGGACAGTATGTTGAAACAACTGAAGCAAGTCGTCGGGCAAATATGGCTAAGAAAAAACAAGAGAACGCAAAAAATAAAGAACGTGAAAGTAACAAAGACACAAAGAATTCTAAAAAAGAAAAAGATAAAGGCAAGAAGTAATGTCATTTTTGGACTTTAGTCCGCCGTCATATAGAGCGGCATCATCTGACTTAACTATTTCTATTTCTCCACTTGGATTAGTAGAACTTGCTGACGAAGAATTTGAAGTTCATGGTCCTCGCCTAAACCGTTATTCATTAAATTGGGCAATGTATCTAGGTCACCATTGGGGGTACCGTCGTGAGCAAGGCGAAATGCAAATCGCTGTTAACTACTATCGGGCGTTTAATGATTATCTTTCCCGTTTTACTTTTGGTCGTGGGGTTCATTATAGGTCTCCGAAAGCGACTGAAGCGATTGTACCTGACAGGTTGGAACGGGTTTGGACGGTAGATAATGACAAGATGCGTGTCCTACTTGAAATGGGACAGCAAGGCGGAATTACAGGAGATTGTTTTGTTAAAGTAGCATACGAAGAACCTTGGACAGACTCTGCAGGATTATTACATCCTGGTCGTGTTCGTATTCTTCCTATGAACTCCTCTTTCTGTTTTCCAGAATTTCATCCACATGATAGAAATAGACTTTTAAGATTTAAACAAAAATATCGTTTCTGGGGTACATCTCTAGAAGGTACTCGTCAAGTATTTACTTATACTGAAATTCTTACTGATGACATTATTGAAGAGTACGTAAATGATGAACTAATTGATTCACGTCCAAATCCTTTGGGCGTAATTCCTGTAGTTCATATTCCTAATGTTCCTGTTTCAGGATCACCGTGGGGTCTCTCGGACGCACACGACATCATCACTATAAACCGTGCATACAACGAAATTAGCACTGATGTTGCAGACATCATTAACTACCACGCATCACCAGTAACGGTAATCGTGGGTGCTAAAGCCTCTAACTTAGAAAAAGGCGCTAAGAAGGTTTGGGGCGGTCTTCCAAAAGATGCTCAAGTCTTCAACTTAGAAGGTGGTGCACAAGGTATAGACGGAGCCTTAAAGTACCTAGAACTATTAAAGCGCTCAATGCATGAACTCATGAACATTCCAGAAACCGCACTGGGACAAGTTCAACCAATTTCAAATACTTCTGGCGTTGCTCTTTCTATTCAATACCAACCATTGATGAATCGTTACTCACAAAAAGTTGCACAATATGGTAAGGGTTTAGAAAAGATAAACGAATTAGTAATGAAGACTCTTGCAGTTAAAGAACCACAGACATTTATTTATAATCCAGATGAAGATGGACCAATCAAAGAAGGTCAGTATCCACAACTAGATCCTAACGATCCTGTTACCTATATTAACTATGCACAGTTTCCACAACCTCTACCTCTTGATAAACTAATTGTTCTTAATGAACTTCAAACTAAATTGGGTATGGGACTTGAGTCTAAAGAGGGTGCATTACGTCAACTTGGTGAAGAATTCCCTGAAGAGAAGTTGCAAGAAATTCGTAAAGAACTCATGGCCGATGCTGAGGCTGATGGTGCTCTACAACTTATAAAAATTCAAATTCAAAAACAGATTATGGACATGACTGGCATGATGCCAGGACCTGATGGAAACAGCGCTATTCCGATGCAGCCCACCGTTATAGGTGATGGAGACATGATGGGTGATGGAATGCAGGGCCCTCAAGACGCTGATAATCCTTTAAATCCAGCCAGTCAAGAAACAAAAGGCATGGAAGTTGAAGCAGAGGCTGAGATAAGAAACAAACTTGTCACTGACGCTTATGGAACAAAAATTCCACAAAGAAGAACAGTAGACAGGGATTAATTAAAATTCTGATGTAAAATCAGATTTTACCGAGACATATGCATTTTAATAGAATGCAATTATCTCGTTAAAAACCAGTGATACGCCGAAAGGCATTCGGACAACGACCCAAGAAAGATAAGTGATAACTATGGAAAATACAGTAGAAACCGCTGATCTATTGTCACCAGAAATTCTGGCAGCAATACCAGCACAAGAAAATCCAAGTGAGGTAGGTTCTGTGTATAGCGCAGAAGACATTGCTAAGGCTCGTGAACAAGAGAAAGCAAAGTTATACCCTCAAATGGAAAAGATGAAAGAAGAACTTTCATCTTTAAAGAAGGCTCGTGAAGAACAAGCCGCTAAAGAAGCAGAACGTGAACAACGTAATGCTGAAGAGTTAGTTCGCAAAGAAGCACAGAAGAAAGAAGAAGAGGAATCTGAACTTTCTTTTAAAGACCTCCTAAAAAAGAAGGAGCAAGAATTTCAGGCTCAACTAGAGGCTGAACGTCTTGAAAGAGAACGTGCCTTTGCTCTATTAGAACAGGAACGTAAGTTCCAAGAAGTTATGAATTATCGTCAACAAAGAGTTGAACAAGAGCGGGACAATATTGTTCCTGAATTGATTGACTTGATTGACGGCAACAGTGCGGATGAAGTAGAGCAGAGCATCGCAATGTTGAAAGAAAAATCTGCTCGAATTTTGTCATCTGCTCAACAAGCAATGCAAAGCGCAAGACAACAAATGGCAGGAACTAGAATTACTAATCCTGCCGCAGGACCCCTCGATAATGATTCGGAACAAAAATCGTACTCACCTGATTCGATCAGGGAAATGTCATTGGCGGATTATGCGAAACAAAGAGCCAAACTACTTGGCACAGCAGCCAGCAATCGTGGTCAGGGACTGTTCGGTTAATCCCAAACAACTACTAGGAAAGGACTTGACCTAAATGGCAAGTGCAATTACAGGTACAGGGCAACTCGCAGGCGCCCCAACCGCTTACTCAGGCTCAAATACAAGCCTGAACCAAGCAATTCAAACAATCTGGTCGAAAGAAATTTTGTTCCAGGCAATGCCAATTCTTCGTTTCGAACAATTCGCAGTTAAGAAGACTGAACTAGGTGTAGCACCTGGTCTTCGTGTGAACTTCCTTCGTTACAAGAACTTCGCAGTAGATCCAACTCCTCTAACAGAAGGTGTTCGTATGACTACGAATGCACTTACTGCAGAGCAAATTGCAATCACAGTAGCAGAACACGGTTATGCCGTTGCTGTTTCTGAATTGCTACTTAATGCATCATTCGATGATGTAATGGCTTCAGCATCTCGTCTTCTAGGACGCCAAATGGCGCAATACCTAGATGTACAAGCACGTAACACTCTGTCTGCAGCAACTTCTGCAGTGTTCGGTTATGACCGTTCATCAGTACAAGGTGTTAATGACTGGTACAACGAAGGTACAGTAGCAACACAAATGTCAGACCTTGATGGTAACTACAAGTTATCAACTGGTGCTGTAAAGGATGCTGCTCTTACCCTTGCTGGTAAGAACATCCCTCGTTTAGGCGAGACATATGTACAGTTCGTACACCCAAAGCAGTCCCGTGATATTCGTTCGAACCCAGAGTTCATCGAAGTTACAAAGTACGCTGCTCCAGGTAACTTCATGTTAGGTGAAATCGGTCGTCTATACGACGTAGTATTCATCGAAACAACACAGGTTAAGAAGTTGGCAGTTAACGCTGCTTACACAACTTCAACTTCTGTTGGTCTTCCAGCATCTCAGATTGAGGTTCCTGTTAAGGCTAACACTGCTCCAGGAAGTGGTGGAAACCCAGAGTCTGCAGATTACACAGCAGAAAAAGGTTATCTAACTACTGCTACTGGCAACGGTGCTGAAGTTTACGAATCAATCATGATTGGTGACAACGCATTTGGTCACGCAATCTCTCTTCCAGTTGAACTTCGTGATGGTGGCGTTCTTGACTTCGGTCGTGAGCACGCTCTTGCTTGGTATGCAATTTGGGGTCTTGGCGTAATTACCGATCAAGCAATTGTTAAGGTTTACACCAACTAATTTGTTTTACCCTGGTGTCTGGGAGCCTTACTCCTTTTTTGGCTCCCAGCCACCTCTAACTAACTTAGGAGAATAAACACCGTGGCAAACACACAAACAAGTCCGCTTGATGCAACAGGCAAAGCAGCGGAGCAAGCAGCAAAGAAAAATGCAGAAGCATTAAAAAAGCGTAAAGAAGAAATTTCTATCGCTACTCAACTTGAGGCAGAGAGTCTAGAAAAAGATGTCTTTGATCCTAAAAAACCAGATGCTCCATTAGTACTGGATGAAATCGAGAATGTTGGAGTTTCAACTGCAGGTGACATGGTTGTCATTCGCACAATCACCGACATTGATGATATGAGTTATGGAGTTGGCAATACCTACACCTTTAAAGCAGGTGTTAAGTACAGGGTTCCAAAATCTCTTGCCGATTACCTAGAACAACTAGGTTACATTTGGCGGCCAAACTAAAGACTAGCCGTCGCTAGTAGTCCGACTCTCAACTGGTTCCCGCCCTCCTCCCAGTTGGGAGTTGGACCTTTTTATTTTTGCGCTGAATAAATTCTTAATACACGAGATGATTGGCATAGAATTTTAACGGAGGTTATGTGGCTACGATTGCAAGCCTAGCGGATCGATTACGGTCTGAAATTGGCGATATCCCAAAGTCTTTTGTTTATCAGTTTACCGCTGATGGAACTACTAACCGATACCTAATTCCTTACTCCCCTTTAGATGGATTAAATCTAATATGTAACGTAAATGGAGTAGATGTATCTGATGATGTAGAGGTTGAAGAAGCAACTGGTTATATTGTTTTTGATACGGTGCCTGCTGCAGATGCTGCAATAATTGTTGCTGGAAACTACTTTAGATACTTTACAACAACCGAAGTTCAATCTTACATAAGCACAGCGTTTTTAGAACACTCAGCCTTCCACACCGATGCCTACGGTCGCAGTGTTAGTCTGCAGAATATGCCTGCACTTGAAGAGTATCCCGTAGTTATTTACGCATCAACTCTAGCCCTCTATGCATTGGCTAATGATGCTGCTTTTGATATTAACGTCTTTGCTCCAGATGGTGTAACAATTCCAAGGTCTGAACGTTATCAACAATTAATGCAGATGATTGAATCTAGAAAACAACAGTACAAAGAGTTGTGTTCCCAACTTGGTATTGGTCTTTATAAGATTGATGTCTTTAGTTTCCGTAGAATTTCTAAGACCACTAATCACTACGTGCCAATCTTTCAACCACAAGAGATCGACGACCGCTCAGCCGCTACCCGTGTCCACTTGCCTACTCCTACCTATGGCAATGTGGAAACTCCAGTATCAATTGTTACTCAGGACCTCTTTGTCTATGAAGGAGATGCCTACGAGTTTACTATCGTGCTTGATTTTGAAGTCGACACCTATACCGCAAAAGCAGATATTCTAGGAGTAGGTATTCCTGGAGTTATAACAACTTTTACAATTACATTTCCAGTAGTAGGTACGGCAGACGGAGCAGGACTTCGTACTCTAAAATTAGCACTCACTGGAACACAGACACGTATGTTACCTCGAACCTCTTACTATGATGTTCAGTTAACTAAAGACGGAGTCACCCAAACATACGTCAGAGGAAAGATATTTAAGACAGAAGAGGTAACAGAATGAGTCAGTACGTAAGACCAGGAACTACTGTTCCAATTGTAGTAAATGACGTAATCTTAATAACTACACCCTCTGGTACTCAAGACTTTGGAACAACTAGCGGTGCACTAGAGCCACAGGCATTAGCGTATGAACATACTCAAGGATCAGTTAGTGCTTCTTGGGTAATAACTCATAATTTAGGCTTTAAGCCTAACGTTACAGTTGTAGACTCTGGGGGTACAATATATGAAGGTGAAATAACATACACGAATTCGAACTCACTTACGGTCTCGTTCTCTCAAGCCTTTTCAGGAAAAGCGTATTTATCTTAAGGAGATAATGTAAATGGCCCGTAAGTTTTTAACCCCAATTGATTTAAACAAATTAGAATTACAAAATGCAAGAATACAAAACTTAGCCACTGCTCCAGCAGACCCTACAGTTGGTCAAATTTATTATGACACAGTACTGGGATACTTACGCACTTGGAGCGGTTCTGCATGGCAAGCAGCAGGCACACAAGGAACTACTGGTGCTCAAGGAGCAACTGGTGCTGGTACTCAAGGAGTTCAAGGAACTGTTGGTGCTCAAGGAACAGTAGGTTCTCAAGGAGCAGTCGGTACTCAAGGCACCGAAGGTGCACAAGGAACTGTTGGTGCTCAAGGCACAGTAGGTGCTCAAGGAGCAGTTGGTACTCAAGGTACTGAGGGAACACAAGGAACTGTTGGTTCTCAAGGAACTCAGGGAACACTGGGTTCTCAAGGTACACAAGGAACTGTTGGTTCTCAGGGCACTCAAGGAACATTAGGAGCGCAAGGAACAGTAGGTTCTCAAGGCACTGATGGAACTCAAGGAACATTAGGTTCTCAAGGAACTGACGGTGCACAAGGTACTCAAGGAACTGTAGGTTCACAGGGTGTACAAGGTACTCTTGGAGCACAAGGTGCTGAAGGTTCATTTGGTGGTATTACAGTTGGATACACATTCAGTACTAGCACAACTATGTCAGACCCAGGCGATAATTTTGCTCGTTTTAATAATGCTACATTAGCCTCAGCAACCATTTTTGCATTGGATGATAATCCTTCTGATGGTAACTATGATGTTTCTAATTTCTTAACCACTATTGATGATTCAACATCTACAATCAAGGGTCACGTAAAAGTATCTAAGAAAAATGATATTTCTACTTTTGCTCTTTATACAATTTCTGGTGTTACAGATGAATCACCAAATTGGTTTAGTGTTAACGTTGCTTATGTTTCTGGTAACGGAACCTTTAGCAATAACGATGAACTTTTATTTACATTTGCTCGTACTGGTGATGCTGGTGCTACTGGTTCTCAAGGAACACAAGGAACACTGGGTGCACAAGGCACGGTAGGTGCACAAGGTACTCAAGGAACTCTAGGCTCCCAAGGCACAGTAGGTGCACAGGGAACACAGGGAACAGTTGGATCTCAAGGAACCCAAGGAACTGATGGAGCCCAAGGAGCAGTTGGTTCTCAAGGCACACAAGGAACTGAAGGTGCTCAAGGAGTTCAAGGAACTGTTGGTTCTCAAGGAACTCAAGGAACTCTAGGTACTCAAGGTACTGATGGAGCCCAAGGCACAGTAGGTGCACAGGGAACAGTCGGTGCTCAAGGTGCTGTAGGTACCCAAGGTACTCTTGGTTCTCAAGGTACTGATGGTACTCAAGGTACTCAAGGTACGTTAGGTTCTCAAGGAACTGTAGGTGCTCAAGGCACAGTAGGTGCTCAAGGCACAGTGGGTTCACAAGGAACTGTAGGTTCTCAAGGAACTGAAGGTGCTCAAGGTACTCAAGGCACAGTAGGTGCACAGGGAACTGTTGGTGCACAAGGTACATCTGGTCTTGATGGAGATAAGTACTCCACAACCTCTACAACATCATTTACATTAGGAACTTCTGGTTCTCAAACAATTACGGTTACAGATCTAGCAGTTGATTACTCTGTTGGTCAAGACATCACTGTTGCATATGATGTCTCTAACATTCAATACGGTACTGTAAGTTCTTACAACCCTGGAACTGGCGCCCTTGCATTTAATAAAACCAGCAAAGTTGGTACTGGAACATACGCTTCATGGACAGTAAATCTATCTGGTGCTGTCGGTGTTGCTGGTGCTCAAGGAACTACTGGCGCCCAAGGAACAGAGGGTGCTCAAGGTACCTCTGGTCAACTTGGAACTCACGCAGAGACTATTACTCCAGTATCTCCATATTCAGCAACAACTTTCACAATTACACACAATCTTGGAACACGAGATGTGTTAGTAACTGTACAAGATGCTACTTATAACGAGGTAGTTACTGATGTAATTGCATCAACTACATCTGCTGTAACTATCGGATTTGCAGTGGCTCCACAATCAGGTGAAACTTATCGGGTCGTAGTAAAGGCTTAATACGTGAGTAAAAGAGCCCTCGTACCTATCAACGTACTTGCCGTAGGAACTCAACCTACAGGTAGGTACGTTGGAGATATCTATTACAATACAGAAGCAAGAAATGTCTATGTATTTGATGGGGTTGAGTGGCTTGAAATTACAACAAACGTTTCTGCAGATATAGTTGAGGGTGGGGATGAAGTTGATGGTTCTGACACCGTAACAGGTGTAGCCGATGGAGGAGACGAAGCAGGTGGCAGTGATGTATACACAAGTTCCTATGATGGTGGAGGAGTAGTCTAATGTCAGTAACAATCAAACTTCGTAGAGGTACTGCATCGCAATGGACATCAAATAATCCAACACTTGCTGCTGGTGAAGTAGGAACAGAGACAGATACTGGTAAATTTAAAGTTGGTAACGGATCAACTGCTTGGAACTCTCTTGCATATGGTGGTCTTCAAGGTATTCAAGGTGTTCAAGGAGTACAAGGTGTACAGGGCACTCAAGGAGTACAAGGTGTACAAGGCGTACAAGGCGTACAAGGCGTACAGGGTGTACAAGGATTGCAAGGGACTGTTGGTGCACAAGGTGCTGATGGAACTCAGGGAACTCAGGGAACTCAAGGTACTTTAGGATCTCAAGGAACTCAAGGCACTCAGGGCACGCAGGGAACTGATGGAACTCAAGGTACTCAAGGAACTCAAGGAACTCAAGGCACTCAAGGAACTCAAGGCACTCAGGGCACTCAGGGCACGCAGGGAACTGATGGAACTCAAGGTACTTTAGGATCTCAAGGAACTCAGGGAACTCAAGGCACTCAAGGAACACTTGGAACTCAGGGTGCTACAGGAAACTTTGGTGGAGAAACTCATGAATATAATTTCTTAACTAATACAGAAAATACTGATCCAGGTAGTGGAAATTTAAAATTTAATAATGCAACTATCTCTAGTGCAACTGCGTTGTACATAGACAACCTTGATTTTGCTTCAAATGACATTTCACAACTACTACAAACAATTGATGACTCAACCTCTGGAATTAAAGGAACTATCAAGTTTACCGAAGTTGGAGACGCAAACAGTTTTGCATTCTTTCAAATTACTGGTGCTCATACGCACGAAAGTGGTGGAGCATACTTTAACGTCCCAGTTGCTCATGTAACAGGAACTCTGTCAGTCATTAATAATGACAATGTATACGTAACCTTTGCTCGTGTTGGTGACAAGGGTGATACAGGCGCTCAAGGAACTCAGGGCGTTCAAGGAGTACAGGGCGTTCAAGGAACAGTTGGATCTCAAGGAACCCAAGGAACCGATGGAACCCAAGGAACTGTAGGTACCCAAGGTACTCTTGGTTCACAAGGTACTGATGGAACTCAAGGAGCAACTGGTGCTGGTACTCAAGGAACACAAGGAACAATTGGATCACAGGGAACTGCAGGCACTTCGCCATCAGGCAGTGCTACTGTTGCTGATGTCTTAATGCTAGGTGGAATGTAACTAAAAAAGTTCTGTACTACCGTTATGTATCTGGCTGTACTGCGCTGCTTCTTGTAAAAACTTTATAGGTTTATATATCTGCGGTTTTACCGTAAACGTATTAAACTTTATTTGGTTTTCTTCTTGTTTCATTCTAAAGTTAAAAATATACCAATCTATAGGGCAATTAATTCCTTTAGATTCAACATCCTTTATTGCTTTTTCTGCACCACGTCTGCTTACAGCATATCCTGCACACGACCACTGTTGATATGAAAGACATATATAGTCTTGATACACATCGTGTTCTAAAGGATTGTAAGCAAACAAAGAATCATCAGGAACAAAAAATGAAAAGAAGTCCCAGACAGGCATAAGTTCACTCATATAAATATTTGCAATATTTTTAAAATTTCTACTTATTACTATGTCATCTTCAAAAATAATTAATGTGTCGTATTTAGATTCTAAAAACTTTTTATACGCCAAGTAATTACTTGCCCAAACTCCTACAACTCCAGAACTTGGTGGGAAGGTCTCTCCTGGCTTACAGAAGTCGGTAACAGTGTTTACTTTAAATTCAGGTTTCTTACTTAAGAACTCTGTTGCTTTTTCGGTTGTATTTAAATACACGGTCTCAGAACCAAGACGAGGCAAGAATGACATAGATTTTAAAATGCCTTCGTAAGATTTGTTCCTTAATTCATTTCCAGTATCAGTATGAAAGACCTCAAAGCAGGCGTTATCTAGCACTTCTCAATCCATACCTGATAACCAGACTCAATCATTGTGTACTCGCCCTTACAGAGGTTAAGAACGCAATCCACGCCCCTCTTAGGCTCTCTGTACTCTCCTCCGCCATAATTCCAGAGGTAGTCATCAAATGCCATCACCCCACCTGATTCCAGGTGCCTAAAGCCATTCAAGCCATCTATAGCGGTCTGCAGAGCGGTGTGGTCGCCATCTATGTATATGAAGTTATATGAACTAGCGCCCTTTAAGAAGAACTCATCACTGGTCATCTTGTGCTTTAAGATTCTTCCATCCTTTGGGAATCTTGAATCGTAGTAAGCCTCTACTGAAACAAAATCCAAAGATTCATGGGCGACTTCTTCGCTACCCTCCCACGTATCCACATCATCTAGATATTCGATCTCTCGATTATTAAGGAGCCACTGCGTGGCGTCTCCTGTGTAGGTGCCGATCTGCAGTGCACGAAGTGGAACACTTGGCACATGTCTGAAGTACTTCTCTACATCTTTAAACCAATTAGGAAACATTAGTTGAACAACTTCATATTGTTAAGACATCCATTCACATACTCTTGAGACATCTCATAATTATCTAACAGATGTTCAAACAGAATCTTACTCTCATCTCTACGCCCAATCCACCAACCAGCAACAGCCTTCTCAAATAGTAAACAGTATGAGCCGTTGTATTCAACATACCCTGGCAGTGGCTGATTATAGGTAGTAGTAGCAAACAACAGACCTAGTTCAGCATAGGTATAGCACTCTTGGTACTCCTTATTTCGTTCTTTAATTCTACAGAGCAAAAAGTATGCCTCTGGTCTATTTGGTAGATAAGTAATAGCCTGCATGATGTTGTTGTATATGGTTCGATTTCTATCTCCTTGAGCACCCCAACACAACGCCATCTTTAACAGAGAGGTGTAGGTAATTAGAGGGTGTGTTTTATACCCATACTCAGCAGCCCTTAAATAAAATCCAGCAGCCGATGCGTATTGCAGTTGTTCTTCGTAGGCGATAGCAAGATTAAAATTATTCTCAACATCAACTGGATTCTCAGCCAGTTTTAAAGTCAACTCTTTAACGTCCATAAGACATAGCCTCCGTAATCATTCCGTTGACAACCTTCTTAGGGACCTCAAGAACAAAGGCGCAATTATCTTGTACACCGAAAGTTAAAACCAAATTCTTCTTTATGATTGCAGCACCTACACAGAATTCAATAGGCGTATCTAAAAATGAAAAGGAAGAGGTAATACCAACAAAGTTAAATTCTTTGTCCCACACAATCATTCGATGTCTGTAGATAGAGTCCTTTTGATTTAAATAATTTTTCCATAATTTTACTTCATGAGTAAAAGCAATATAGTAATCGCCCCAAGCAATTACATTTGTACCACCACGTTGATCAGGAGAAATTGGTGGAGTTTCTTTTACTAGTACCTGCTTACATTCAGACTTATCAGGATTAGCCCAAACAATTTCGGTAGGCATAGCCCACTTAACAAAATGATAAGGTTTGTCAAGAATCGGCATCCAATTCTTTTCACAGTAGGACGTAACATCTACAGGAGGCGGGATACGAACTCGTTGAACTTCTTTGGCTGTCCAATTCTTTTTATCTAATTCAATTTTAGAGTACTCCATGCGACCTTGCCCATTGGGCGTGGTATCACGCCGTACCCCGATCAGGTAGTAGTTACCATCCCACTGAGTAATGCGGACATCCTCTTCACCAACAAACTCCCAGATAGGAGGTACATTAAATTTAGAGTAATCAACTTCAGTAAAATTTATCAAATTATAATTTTTATCAAGACGACCTAGATAGTTGGTCGTAACTAGCCGTTGATCTTTTTCAGGATGTAGATAGGAGAGTGGTCCCCAAGGACTAAAAAATCTTTGATCTTTTTCGGAGTGATAGAGGGTGTAATTTACATGCCTAATATTTACGAGAATATCCCCATCATCATCAACAAAAATTGATGGGTTCATTAAGCCCATACCAGAGGTAGTTGAGTGGGGTAGAATTAGGGGCGCTAATTTGCCCCCTTGAGATACTGATGTATGCACCAAATTCATGGGAACACTTTAGCCCACATAACCAGCATGTACCAATTAACCTTTACCTGTTTACCAGTACAAATAAGTGTTACTTAGGTACCTTATAAGTACCTTATTTAAGGAGTCACATGGCAACAGCATATAAAATTTTAGGTCAAGTAGACACAGCAACACTTGGTGCTACTACCGAAGGAACCCTATATACATCAACAGGTGTTGAGACAATTGTTTCCTCATTAGTAATTGCAAACCAAGCAGGATCCTCTGCAACTTATCGCATTGCTGTTCAGCCTTCTGCAGACGCTAGTTCAAGCGCAACTGCAAAGCATTGGATTGTCTATGGCGCAACAGTTGCAGCCTCAGACTCAGTTATCCTAACTGTAGGATTAACTCTTGCTGCTGGTGATCGTATTCGTGTCTATGGATCAACTGCAACTATGTCATTCTCAGCATACGGAAGTCAGATCTCCTAATGGCAATACGTAAGGCCAGCGACTCTAATTTAACTGGTAAGAAGTACAACGACGCATCCGCTGCTGCTACAAAAATAGCAGATATTCCAGACAAACCTGTATCAATAACTATGTCAAGCGAAAGTGGAACTATTCCAACTGCTACTGTTGTGGCTGCTGCTACTGGTGGCACAACAACTACCGTCAAAATTACAGCAAGTCCAGGTGGTGCAAACGTAACTGGAACAAGCCCTGTAAATTTAACAAGTTTAGTAAATAATGGAATTGATGAACTAAGTACATATACGTTTACTGCAACTCCAAAAAACGTAGATGGGTTAGAGGGTCCAGCATCAAATGCTTCGGCTTCTTACACTGTTCCTCAACCAATATACGAATTGCTTAATACTTACAACTCATCAACTACCTTTACAGTTCCTACTGGTAAAGTTAAACTTGCTGTTGTAGTTGTAAACGGAGGAACTGCAGGTAACGCTGGTAGCGGTAGCGGTGGCGGTAAAGGCGGTGCTGGCGGTGCTATATACGGATTTAAAGATCAATCAGTTACTGCTGGGGATTCTTTCTCAGTAACTATTGGTGGTGCTGGTGGTGCTACTTCTTTTGGAAGCCTTTTAACTAGCGGTAATGGCACTGGTAATGCTTCAACTAAAATTGCTGGTAATGCAGCAGGAACTGGTGGTAATGGCGGGGTTGGTAGAACTCCAGGATGGGCTAGTGGATTTAATGGCGTTCCAGGTCAGGCTGGCAATGCTGGTGGCACCGTGGTCTTTACTGGAATAAATCAAATTGGAACTATTCAATTTGGCGGTGGCGGTGGCGGTGGCGGAGATTACGCAACACAAAATTTTACACTTGGTAATAGCGGTGGCGGCGGCGGTGCTGGCGGTGCAGGCGGCGGTGGCAATGGCGGTGGCGGTGGCGGTACAAATACTTGTTATTATAACTGCTCAACTCGAAATGGAGGTGGTTCTGGCCAAGCAGGTACTTCGGGTGGCGGCGGTGGCGGTGGCGGTGGTCATACTGTTGGCGGTGGCGGTGCTGGTGCTGGCGGCAGTGGCAGAGTTCTTGTGTACGGAAAATAAAAAAAGGAGAAATTTATGGAAGAACAAAGTTACGCTATAATTCTAAACGGAATTGTTGTTCAAACCGTAGTTTTACTAGACCCAACTTCTGAGTATTTAGAAGAATTAAAAAATAAATACAATGGTGATGAAATTATATTGGGAGACAGTGTTAATGCTCAAGTAGGGGCTTCATGGGATGGTGCAGTATTTACTTTACCCAAACCTTATCCTTCTTGGATATTAGACGAGTTTTTTCAATGGATTGCTCCCGTGCCTTACCCAGTTATAGATGTAGAATCAGATACTGAAATGGAAGAGGGAAAGTGGTGGTTAGAAGATCCTAATAAGTATGATACTACTCCCAATGAAACCGAGTATGTGTGGGATGAGTCTGTTGTAAATTGGGTTCCCAAAGTATAACTTTTTGACATAAACCCCTATTTTATAGTAAGGTTTTGATCATGAAAAACATTGTTTTTATAAATCGTATTCCTATTCCTAAAGAATACTACCCTACCCCTGCAAGTAAACATATACCAGAGTGGTACAAAAACACCCTTTCATACAAAGACGGTGAAAAAAAAAGAATAGGGCAAGATTTAAAAACTCCTAGTACTATAAAAAAATGTATTCCAATTTTTGATGCTATTACTAGCGGTTACATAATTTACAGTCATTCTGACGTACACGTTTCACAACGTCTCTTAGATAATGGTGAACTACATCCTTATTATCAATGGTCAAGTGGTCCTACAATTGAAATGCACCCATATTGGCAAGGAGAATTACATCCCGCAAAAATGACAAATAGCACTACTCTCAACATAGATTATCCAAAATGGGTTAATCCTTGGGGTATAAAAACGCCTGCAGGGTACTCTTGTTTTATTACACAACCATTACATAGAGAATCTGTGTTTACTATTTTGCCAGGAATTGTAGATACGGATACTTATACTGCAAATATTAATTTTCCGTTTGTTTTAAACAACCCAGAATTTGAGGGTACGATCTTGGCTGGAACTCCAATTGCTCAAATTATTCCTTTTAAAAGAGAGACTTGGAAAATGTCTTATGGTAATGAAAAAACTTTAGAAGAAAATATAAATGCTACACAATTAATTGCTAGTAAATTTTTTGATGCATACAAAAGAACCTATTGGAATAGAAAAGAATACAAATAATGGATAAACCAAATATTAAACCTGTTAGACCCTGGGATTTAATGAATCCAAATATACCAAAAGTTTCTGACGAGATACAAGAAGAAAGATTTTCAATATGTTTATCTTGTCCTAAACTTATTCAAATAACTAAAACTTGTAGCGAGTGCAAATGTTTTATGGTGTTAAAAACACGTTTACTAAATGCTACTTGTCCAATTAATAAGTGGTAAAATGAATAACAAAACTTATTATTTTTTGGCTGGGATGCCTAGGTCTGGTAACACATTACTTTCTGCTTTATTAAATCAAAATCCTAAGATTTATAGTAGTCCACTTAGCCCTGTATGCGAACAGATGTATAGGTTAACCTTAACATTACAAGATGCAACTGGATTAAGAAATGAAGAAAATAGTGAAAGAACAAAGTATATATTAAACAATTATATGGACAATTTTTATTATGATATAAATAAGCCTATAATTTTTGATAGGGAAAAGTATTGGTTAACTCCACCTAATTTAGATGTAATACTTAACTACATAACTCCTAATCCAAAAATAATTTTTACAGTTAGAAACTATGTAGATATATTAGCCTCATACATCAATTTAAGTTTGGCTGATATTGAATATGAAATAGAAAATCAACATCTCTATATTAAAGATCTCCCACGGTATGACTTGATTGCGGAGTTTCTTAGTAGAACTAATTCAAGTTTAGATCTTAGTATGCTCTGTGTTAGAACAGGATTAAAAGAAGAGTATAAAAAATATGTGCACTTTGTTGACTACGAGGACTTAGTAACTTCTCCAGAACAAACTTTAAAAGATTTGTATTTCTTTTTAGAAGAAGAACCTTTTAACCATGATTTAAATAACATTCAAAAACTTGAAATAGATCGTGACGATAAAGTAAATCAAAACACTCTTACTCATTTTGTAAGTCCAAGTATCATTCCATCTCAACTAAAAGGTTCAGAAATTTTTAGTGATTCTATATTAAAAAAATACTCAAATATGAATATATGGAAAAATAATGTCGATAAATAAAGTGTCAAATAAAGAACAAGAATTATTTAATTTTAAATTACATAAAATTTTTGATGTGTCTGCTATTCAAAATCACGTATTAAAATACAATAATGAGTGGGATATAAATACTAACAGACAAAGAATGTTTCCAATGCATAGTGCAACGACCTCATACCATTTTGTACAAACAACAAACTTTAGATTTGGAGATGTTTATAAACCAAGATTTACTGACACGGATCCTAAAATGTGGTCTTTAATTTATCCAATTATTAGCGAATTTGAAATAAATGTAAATGGAAAAGTAGGAAAAACTTTATTTATTTTATTACCAAAAGGAAAAGAAGTTGAACCACATGCTGATGGTGGAGACTACTTAGACCTTATTAGAAGATTTCATATTCCTATAATAACAAATCCACAAGTAGAATTTAAAATATCTGATGAAACTATAAATATGAAAGTTGGAGAATGCTGGGAAATAAACAATAACCGTGTTCATTCAGTTTCTAACAAAGGTGACTCAGATAGGATTCATCTTTTATTTGATATCATGCCCAACTGGGTGATAGAGTCTGCTGGAAAAATAGATACTTCTAAAAGAGAAACTCAAATTACAGATCCAAATCACATATAAGGAGAACAAAATGATTATACAAATTATAGGACTACCAGGTGCAGGGAAAACAACCTTGGCTAAGGCTCTTATGGAACACATAGATGCTGTGCATTTAAATGCTGACCAGGTTAGATCAGATTTAAATAAAGATTTAAAATTTTCACCTGAAGATAGACAAGAAAATTCTAGAAGATTGGGAGCAGTTGCCCGTCTTTTAAAAGCACAAGGTAGAGTAGTCATTGTTGATTTTGTTTGTCCTACAGAAAAAACAAGAAAAGCATTTGGTAAACCAGATCTATTAATTTGGGTAGACAGATTATTTGAAAGCAGGTATGGAGATACAAACGATATTTGGGTAAATCCTACAGAGTGGGATGTACGTCTAACTTTAGACATGACACTAGAAGATGCTATAGAGTTAATTATTCAGAAAAGTGGGTTACATGATTGGAAAAAACCAACTACATTAATGCTTGGAAGATATCAACCATGGCATGAAGGACACTCGGCTCTTTATTCTGAGGCACAAAATAGAACTCCTCAAGTAATGATAGGGGTAAGGAATACTTACAAAACTAGCAGTAAAGATCCTTTAACTTTTTCTGAAGTAAAAAATTACATTAAAAAAGAACCTGAAATGAAAGACTCGATGGTTATTAGATTACCCAATATAACAAACATAGTATATGGTAGAGATGTTGGATACAAAATAGAACAAGTTAAGTTGGGGGATGAAATTGAGGTTATTAGCGCTACTCAGAAACGCAAAGAACTGGGTTTATGAAACACCTTAAATTAGTTCACGAAAACTATTTTAAGCACATGGTAGAGGCGTGGCTCATAGTGGCTACTCTTTTATTTTCAGCCGTTGTTTGTTTTATTCACTCTATTTTTCCTTTTACATTTCAAACAACCGCCTCAACTCGTTTAACGTGGATTCTTAACCGCACTAACCAAAGGCAGGATAATAATGATTGAGAAGTTTAAGAAGTGGTTTTTTAAATCAAATAAACATTTTCAAATTCGTTATAACACCAAAGTAGGCAATGGAGATTTAGTTTGGCGAATAATTACAGACGAAGGTGAAAAACTGGCAAGTCAACTTGAAATTAATGGTTATGTCTACGGTGAGTCCAGTTTTGTTGACGGTGAAAGAAAGATGAACATAGCATGCGATGGCAAGATTTATTGGAATGGCACAGCAGTAGAAATTGTTGCTGGCAAGCGACCTGATTTATTGCTATGAAAATTGCTAAATCTAGGTCTTTAGTTAAAGCCCTTACTTGGAGAGTAGTAGCCGTCTTTGTTACTTTTGTTTGTATTTATGCTTTGACTGGCGAGGCTAAATTAGCAGGCGCAGGAACAGTACTAACTAATGGCATTAACTTTGTTTTATACTATTTCCACGAAAGAGTGTGGGACAAAGTTAGTTGGGGCAGATTGCACCGTTAGTTTGAGGGATAATCTCCACTATGCGTGGTTCTAAAGTCCAAGGACGATTTAAGATAGGGTTTGAAACCCTCTCTATGGATGAGGGCATGGTTGACGAACTTCGTGACCCTATTGGAACTATTGTTGACTGGTGGACTTGGGATGATGCAGCCCTTGCTGCAGACTACGCAAACTATGTAGATCCAGTTTATGATGTATCAAATCAAGATCCTACTAAAGGTCGTAGATGGAATGACCCATTTGATTTGCCTGTAATTTTGGCTCAGTTAATTCGTGGTACAAACATAATGAATGAACGAGGATTCTACGTAGTAGATACTCTGCGCCTCGTAGTTTCTGTAGCAGATATAAACAGACTTATTCCAGCAATGGTAACTGATCCAAACCAACACATTAAGGATCGTGTGGTATTTCAAGATCAGGTATTTGTACCTACAAGAGTCTTGCCTCGTGGAAGATACGCCGAACGTTATTCAGTAGTAACTATAGACTGCAACCTAGTCAACTCAGAGGAGTTAGTAAATGATCCTCAGTTCCAAGCATACGCAAACTAGCCTTGGGAAATTTTGAGGAGTTATTAGACCCATCTCTCTTTGAGTTTGATGCGGTAGAATTAGATGACCAAATAGAAGAGGATGATGATGGCAACTAAAAAAGCAAAAGGCAAAGTTGAAAAGGTTATGAAGGAGTACAAAGAAGGTAAACTTCATAGTGGTAAGAAGGGTCCTGGTAAAGGCCCAGTTGTTAAATCAAAGAAGCAGGCTGTTGCTATTGCAATGAGCGAAGCGGGAATGTCAAAGAAGAAAAAGAGTAAGTAATGGCAAGACGGCGCAGGAACATCGGAGCAAGGGCTGGTAAGCAGCCACAAAAAAATATTCAAACAAATGTTACTGAGAGTAAATATGAGGCTGGTGGTGCCAGATTAAAGAGAAAGAAGGGCGGCATAGTGAGAAAGCCTAAAGCCCCAATTCGTTATAAACATAAGAAGTCGGTGACCTGATGGCTGATAAGAAGAAGGAAGAGAAGCCAGTAACTCTTACTACTGGTATTCCTGGAAAGAAAGCCAGGGTAGTTCATAAAGTTTCTAAAAATAAAAAGGGCGACGTTATTGTTGATCACACTAATACAAATCAAGGTAAGTGGGATAAAATCAACCTCACAAAAAAAGGTGGATCAAAAACCATAAAGCAAGGCGTAAAGGCCGTGCAGAAATTCCACAAGAGCAATGCTCATAGAAGTCAGGGAAGATAATGGCAAAGACAGCAGCGTGGCAACGTAAGGAAGGCAAAAATCCAGAGGGTGGATTAAATGCCAAGGGTCGTG